CTGTGTGAGCAGGACGACAAGGGACGGGGCAGCACATGGACAAGCCTTTGCACATACTGCTGGAATCAGCCAATGCCTGCTCCGGACGATATACCGAAGCAGTGCTGCCGCTGTAAAATCAGCGGTGTGCCACTTATGAAATCAGCAAACGGCGGTCTGTATTGTGCAGACTGTGCCGGATTTTTAAAATAACAAGCGAGAGGGAGAAATAATCATGAAAGACTACATTGAAACGCAGTATAAGAATCTGGACTTTACGATTCCGGATGATTACGTCAGCCGCCGGGAAGTGTATGCGATGCTGGACTACATCGGCGGAACGGATGCAGATGAAGCATATTTTCAGGGATGGGATGCAGCGATTGATGAAGCGTGCAGCCTGCTGAATGATGTGGATTCTGCGATGGGATGGACACCGGTTGAAGAAGAACTTCCTGAGGAAACAGGGGTACTGCTGGTAACAATAGATGACAAGCGTGTTGGATTTCGGAGAGTATGCGTTGCACAGTATTGGGCAGTTGACAAGCAGTTTGTTGTGATGCGGTCAGATGGTGGCGGTGTGGTTACCTTGTATGATGTCGTGGCGTGGATGCCGTTTCCGGAAGCGTATGGAGTGGAAAGCGATGGAAATGAGCTAAAGGGAAGGACCGTTCCAACCGATCCGGAAAACGTGGAAGCATCTACATTGATGGATGGATATGTTTGGTGGACGTGCGGCAAATGCAAGAAGCTACAGCATACAGACAAGCAGGTGCAGTATTGCTCGTACTGTGGGCAAAGTGTAAAATTGGAAAATCCAGAAGAATGAAAAGGAGAAATGAAAATGGGAAAACTGGTCGAACATCTGATGCCTTGTGCAATTTGTGGGGCTGTGCCGAAAATCAATGATGTTTACGACATAGATCCGGAAAAAGCGGAACATTGTTACAAGCTGTTTTGCTCTGAAAATGGGGTACACAACAGCACCGGAGAATGGTTTGCAAACAAGTACAAGGCTTGTCAGGACTGGAACAGACGGCAGCAAGCTCTTGGAGAAACGATAGAAACACTTGGCAACAGGCTGAAACCTTGTCCGTTCTGCGGACGGAAAATGCAGTTTCATAACGATGTGCAGATAGGCAGGGACGGAAAGCGGAGAAATTATTTGTATTTCCTGCATGAAGATTACGACATAAATAAAGAGGAATCCTGCATTCTGGATGATATTTGTATGCCGTTTTCGATTGGAGCAGGCGATGCATGCCTTGAATCAGGCTGTATCGGCGAATATGCAACAAGATGGAACAAACGTGCTTACGATGAAAATCCAATGCATGAAATCAAACAGACGTTGCTTGGAACGATTCAGCCGCTGGAACGAACCGTGGAACTGCTCGAACAGCGAAACAAGGAACTGGAGCAGGAAAACGGGGAACAGAAGCAGATTATAAAGCGAACGAAACAGTGGAGAGTTAATAAGGACATCAAAAGCCCGTTTGCAAACATCTCCGGATTGTGTTGCGTTCATTGTGATCACAAAGATGAATACATCATCGAACTGGAAGAAGAAAACCAGAAGCTGAAACAGATGCTGAAAAAAGTAGCAGATGATGCAGAGGGGCTTTTTGAAGAGTGTGCGGAATATAGCCCGTATGAAGAATGTTTAGCAAACGAATACTGCCACTGCTGCAACAGTGATTGTGACGGGACACAATGCAAATGGCGGTATGAGGACGATGTGAAAAAGCTGCTGGGATTGGAGTGATAAAAATGTATGTGGAAATTCCGGAGAATTTGACCGAACGCACTGTAATCTTGGAATTTGGTGCAGATGCGTACAGATTTTACCAAAACAGAATCGAAGAAAGAAAGCGGAACGGGAAAATCTATTACAATCCGCTGAAGACAATCTATATTTGGGCAGTGCAGGATCGGAAATATCATCAGGGATATTGGTCAACATGGTTTGGCTATAACAAAGGTAAAAAGTGTAAAAATCATGGGAGGAGTTAAAATAATGGCAAAACACAATCTCAGAGAGCTTGACCAAGGGCAGCTTCAGACGATGTGGAACTTTTTAAAGCTGCAACGCAAAAACACCTGCACTAAAGAGGATGTCAGGATACTAAAAGAGCATCTGGACATCATCCGGCAAGCAATGGTACAGAAAACAGCTGGTCAGAGAGATACAGACCCAGATACATATGTTGATTTTGTCGACATCGGCACATATATCAACTTTGTTGTGATTGAGGCGTTGCAGTTGCGTATATATGGTGGCTTAGATGTGCTGGAAGAGGTGTTGCCGGATGAAGAACACAAGGATGATAAGACGTGAATGGTATGCCAGTCATGGAATTTGTGTAGAGTGCGGACAAAGAGAAGCAGAACCACACAAAAGGAAATGTTGGGAATGTAGCGAAAAGAAAGCTGAATACAACAGGAAATATAATGCAAACATGACACCGGAGCAGAAAGAAAAAAACAGCATCAGGCATAAAAAAATGTATGAAAGCAGAAAAGCCACTGGAATTTGCGTATATTGCGGAAAGAAACCAGCGGTATCTGGTAAAGTTGCATGCGTGATGTGTGCAAAACGGGATGCAAAAAGGCACATGGAAAAGAACCGGAAAATGGGGATGTTACCAAGGTGTCTGTTTGGCGATGGATACCACTGCGTAATCTGTGGCAAGGATATTGATAACGGCAAAAAGCAGTGTGATAAATGCTATCGTAACTCTGTGCATGCTTTGGAGATTGCGAGAGCAAACATTCAAGGAGGATGGAAAAATCAAGATTTTGTATTTGGAAGTGGGGAAAAGAAGGTGTAGTGGCATGAATTGCGGTGAAGATTGCCCGTCTAATGAGAAAGACAGAAATTCTCTTCCATGTTGCAATTGTGAGAGAAGGAATGCGATTGTAAAAAAGGAAGAGGAAGAAAGGAAAAGAATGAAAGAAAACGTGAAACTGAGGAATAGAAAGGCGAAAATGGGTGACATTCAAGACATTCAAAAGGAAATCGAAATCCTAAAAAACGAAATGACAGACTTGAAGAAGATGTTACAAGAGAAACCATTATCACAGGATGGTTTGCAAAAAGAAGCGGCAACGAAGCAGGAGCAGACAGAATCAGAATTTTGGATGCCTGACTATGGAGAACCGTTTTTTGCTGTTGATGCCGTTTATGGGGTTACTGAATGCATTTTTGAAGAAGGAGACGATCTTGATTATATGATTGTTGGAAACTGCTTTGCAACAGCAGAACGTGCGGAGCAGGTTTCAAAGAAGTTGGAATTTCTATTTCGACTGGAGCAGTTGCACGATCAATTCTGCCCGGAATTTGAACCAGACTGGAATGACCATGACACCCCGAAAATCGCAGTTCGTTTTGATTGTGAAAAAGATAGAATGGTTTCCACTTGTACTTATTCTGAAAAATCTGTTTATGAGGTTTATTTTGATAGCTTCGAAACAGCTGATAAAGTGGCAGCGATATTAAACAGAGAGGTTGTGAAATAAATGAACGACATCGAAAAGAAATGGAAGCCGAAATATGGGGAAGAGTACTTTGCAATCGAAAACGCTGTTGACGTTGTCCGGTATATTTATATAGGAGATGATATTGACGAATCTTGTATCTTATCCGGCAACTACTTTCCGACAAGAGAACGTGTCGAACAAGTCGCAGAGAAAATGCGGTTGCTGTTACGGTTGGAACAGCTGCATGATATGCTTTGCCCGGATTATGTGCCAGACTACGAAGATGATGATGAAGTAAAGTACCATGTTTATTTTGACCATTTTCTAGACAGATATGACATAAGTTACAGTACCAGACGGGAAAATCCGTGCATGGTGGCTTTTGACACCAAGAAAAACGCCCTAAAAGCAGCAGAAATTTTAAATAAGGAACTGGAGGAATCAGGATGTGCAAAGAAAAAGAACTGACAGAAGCAGCCTATCGCTACTATGTGGATGAAGCATGCATTGAGGATATCGCAAAGCAGTTGCATCGGTCATACAATTACACACGGCTGATCATAAAAAAATATCGGGGTGCGTTCTGGGATGCGATTATCATGCATTGGTTGGAGCGGGAAAAGAAGTTGCAGGCAGTTGCTGACGAAT